ATATACTAATATACTAAATATACGGAGAATACACATGGTAGATTTCGCTACACTAAAGAAGAATAGACAGTCTCAGCTCGAGAAGCTTTCAAAAGAAGCAAAGTCCCTTCAAAACAATCAATTCTCAAATGATGACCGCTACTGGTATCCTGATGTAGACAAAGCAGGAAACGGCTACGCAGTCATTCGATTCCTTCCGCCCCCTGCAAATGAAGAAGTTCCTTTTGTGCGTCTTTGGGAGCATGGCTTTCAGGGTCCTGGTGGTTGGTATATTGAAAAGTCTTTGACTACACTGGGCAAGGATGACCCTGTTTCAGAATACAATTCTGAATTGTGGAATTCTGGTTCTGAAGCAAAGAAAGAAATTGCTCGCAAGCAAAAGCGCAAGTTAAATTTTGTTTCGAACATCTACGTTATTGCTGATAAGGCTCATCCTGAGCGCGAAGGAAAGGTTTATCTGTTCAAGTACGGCAAGAAGATCTTTGATAAGCTTAATGAAGCTATGAATCCTCCTGCCGAGTTTGAAGATGAAAAGCCTATCAATCCTTTTGACCTTTGGGAAGGTGCTGATTTCAAGCTTAAGATTCGAAATGTAGAAGGATATCGTAACTATGATAAGTCAGAATTCGATGCTCCTGCTGCATTGTTTGATGATGATGAGAAGCTAGAAGAAGTTTGGAAGTCAACTCACTCATTGCAAGCTTTGATTGATCCGAAGGAGTTCAAGTCTTATGAAGAACTCAAGGCACGATTGAACAAGGTGCTTGGCAATGTGTCGGGTGGGGCTAAGAGTGTGACAGAGGAAGATCTTGATGATGAAGTAGAGTCACCGCGCGCTGTTTCAAAGACACGCCCAGAGCCCACTCGTCCTGAAGCATCAACAGCAATCACCATTGATGAAGATGAGGAAGATTCATTGAGCTTTTTTAAGAAGCTCGCTGAAGATTAACCCATCATAAACATCGGTGAACTCTTAAGCACATTTAGAGTTGGATCGAAACCTGCGTCAGGAGAAGGGATAAAGCTTGTGCTACCTTCTCCTGCTTTACTTGCTGAACCCATGTTAGGTGCTTGTGGTGGCATTTGAACGTTTATAACTGGCTTTTTATTTTGTTCTTCTGCAATTTTGTTGGACATATTTGACAACTCATTTGCTTTTTGACCCATAAGAGATTCATTGTAACTCTTTACAAATCCAGAATCAGAATGAGTTGCTTGAATTCCGCCTGCTAAAGAAGTCCATTCCTTTGACAACGAACGGCCGATTTCTTGTACATTTCCTGTTTTCAATTCTTCAGCTAAATCTTTTCCAGTTTCTCTTTTATATCTTTCCTGCGCGAGGATCCACGCTTTTTTATCTTGAATTTCAGGTGTGAATCCCTTTAATTCTGGATATCTTTCCTCAAGGGCTTTGTTTGTTGTTTTTGTTATTTGATAACGTCCAGCAGCTGTGCTTACAGCTCCGTTGGCGTATGTATACCCAACTTGCTCAGGGTGTTTAGAAAAATCTGAAAACTTTTTGCCACCCACAATAACACCATAATCGCCATCAGATTCTTTCATTGCAATAGTATCCAATAATGCTCGGCCCTCTACAGGTATCTCTGTTGTGGCTGCTCTTGACGATACTTTTTTAGCATCATTTGGAATAGTAGGGGCATTCGGATCATAAGCAGCTCCGCCAAATGCATTGTCAAAAACATTCATTAGAACGTTGCTATTTCTAGCACCTTCCATCATACCTTTGGCTGTGCTTTTTATTTTTTCTGTTGCTTTTGATGCTGTAGTAGAAACAGTTTCCTTGGCCCAACCCATAGCCTTTTTAATAGGTTCAGGAATTATCTGATCAAGCCAGTCAAAAATAGCTTGAAACCCTTCTACGATTTGCTTCACTATTGGCAAATTCATTATAGCTTTGCCAATTTCTTTTCCTTTTTTAATTATATTTTCAATTAGATCAGAAACAGCTAATTGTGCTTTATCAAATAAAACACCGCCGTAAGCTATCAATTCAGTACTAAAAGATATAACCTTTTCGTACATATCCTTAGCACCAAAAATAGCATCATTGATGAACATAGAAAATGCTTCAGTGACTGTGCTGTAAACTTCTTTTACAGCATCAATTTTTTCACCTATGCCCTTCATCAATTCCATTGTCTTATCGACTAAGAAAGGACCAACAGCAGCTAGAATAGTTAGCAACATGTTATTTTTTGATGCTTCTGGTATTTGTGGCATAGACATGCTCGGCATGAAAGAAGCCATTCCAGAAGATTTCTTTATAGCATTTTTTTCTTGATTGTTGACTCTAGCTTGTTCGCTCACAGCCAACAAATCTAATATTTTACCTGTAATAGATTCTATAGAGGTTAATTTTGATAGCATTGCTTTTAAAATGCTATCTTCATCGTCAATGCTACCTGAATTGGATATAGTATTATTTACAGCTTGAATTGGAGCTGTTGCAGGTTCTGGTTCAGCAAAAGAGGGTTGCGATTGTAGTGCTGGTTGGATGGAAGGAGGAAGAGATCTTTTTGCCTTTTCCTCATTAAAATCAAAAACTTTAGCTGATAATTTTCCAGCCATATCAGCGGCAGCAACACCTGCTCCTGCAGCTACTTTTGTAGCTCCTTTAGCCACAATTCCAGCACCACGGCCTGAACCTGCAGCAACTCTAGCTAAAACTGCTAATAATGGACCCATTTATTTTCTCTTTTCTTCCATCTCTTTTAGATGCTGAACCAACATGTCTACGTATAAATCTCTCTCAAAAGGAATCATACTTTCAATTTCTCTCAACGAATATTTATGATGCTGAATCAATGAGAAGTTTAGACGATAATAATCGCTAAGGTCCATGTAATTCAGCGCTACGAAAAAAAATCACTCACCTTGTTCAGAACAATTTGTCGTTCAGATCCTTTACTGTTTGTATATGATATGACGTGCTCTATTTTAGGTAATGAATTGAAAAAGTCTCTTATCTTCGGATAGGTGTCAGCGGGCAAGCTGTTCAAGAATTCTTTCAATTCTTCTTTTGTTGAATCGCTAGCCAAATATATATTTTCTTCATCATAGATTTTTTCTAAGCAATGAATAATGAACTCATCAAGAAAATCTCCAATAGGATCTTCATTTGTTTGTAGCTTAGTTAAAATGTTGTTTGTCTCAGATGTAAACTCGACTGTAGGTGGTCGCATTACGATACCTATGCTATCAGTCAATTTAATTTTCGGATTGTAATTTTCTGAGAATTGTACTTCAATTTCTTCCAAATCAACTTCAAAAGTTCGAACCTCATCATCTTCTAAGTCTCTGTATTTCAATTTAATAACGTTATCAGAAGATTTTGCGCGTATTTTTAAAAACAAATATAACAAGTCTACAGAAGACATTTTGTTTACATCTATTTTACCTTGCACACAATTATTGACTATCTGCTTAACAGATCGTTCAATATCAGCATTCTCGCCGCTTTGTTTTGCAAAGAGAAGAATCTTTTCTTCTTTAACAGTGAAAGGTCTGAATAAAAGTTTTTCTTTTGTTGTAGGAACTATCAGTTCAAATAATGAACTCTGAATTTTTGGCAAAGCCATATGTCACCTCATGATTTAGAAACCTAATGCATTAGTTAAAATTGCACCATTATTTACTATGTTAATAATATCGCCAACACTTTGGGGCTTTTTAATAGCCAATAAAGTTTGAACCGCTGTACCTGTCTTTACTATCTGTTGAATCAGGCTCAATCCTTGAATAGAAGAGTCTGACACATTAGAAACAGACTCTGAATTTGAATACCAATCTCTATATGTAAAAGTTACAGGAATTCGCATTAGTTGATCTATATCATTCCAGTTTAATGGAATAGAACCCATTGCAATTGGATATGCTTCTCTAAGAGTTGTTGTAACAATTGTGTCCGCAGACTCATTGTAAATTACTATAGTTACATCACCCAAATAATCTTGTCTGTAATTTATTTCATATGGAGAAGCATTGCTTAAAATATTATAGCTAGAATTAATAGCAAATCTAGAATTGAAATTTATGATATGATTCATCCATCGATGAAAAAATTTCATGATAGATCCACGACCATCACCTAAAAATTCTAAAACATTATCCTCAAAAGATGGGACGTAAGGAACTTTTATAGCAGGTCCATAATTTGAATTTCTTATTTGATCATCTGATATAAAACTCACACCAGGTTGACTAGCTGAAGCACACAAAAACGACAAATACTCTCCTGCACGAAAAGAATTAGCTACTAATTTAGCAGGAGGGTTTATTGTTACGAGAAATAAATTATTTCTCAGCACACCTTCGCTAGCTAAAACTCTAGATCTAAAATTGCTTATGCTAAATTTATCTGCTGACATTTTATTTCTTGTGTGCTATTAAATGAAGATTCAAAACGTCCTCATGGCGTTTTATTAATTTTGCTTTGGCTTTCATATTACCTTCTTTTGATTTTAATATAGCATCATATTTTTTGCCATATTCTTTATGAGTAATATGAGTTTCGTGCTCATGTTCGGGACGCAATCTGTGATCTATATTTACAGGCTTTTTCTTTACAGGATCCCAGCCATGAATATTGACAGATTTCTTTTTAGCTAATCTTTCCCAGACTTTTTTGCCACCAGGAGATTGGTGATCTGTTGCAAGCATTCTATCATGATGAGTAATAATATGATGATAAAAATCGTGAGCTTTAGTCTTATTGTCAGCATGGCCTACAAGCTTTATAACATGTTCAGCTTTATGTCCTTTTTTAGAATGTGTGGACAAGACAAGGTGAATATGCTTATTTTCATGATCGGATACTCTATATACGTGTTCTGTATCACCGTTAGCATGTATCTTTTTGGAATAGTAAACATGAGCACCAGATTTCATTTTTGAAATAGGTTCTCTTTTAGGAACTTTCTTTCCAAGCCAAGATTTTTCACGTTTCATTTCTCCTGATTCTCTAGAAATATTTGGAGAAAATTCAACCTCCATTAGATAGGCTTTAAACTGTTTCATATAGAAGCTCTACTATTTTTAAAGACTTGATCTTTTTTAGCTTTACTAAAACGTTCTGTGGGTAAAAATAATGCTACATCCCATTCTTCTGGTGGAATGTATAAAAATCTAGATTTTACATGATTGAAGAGATATTGCTTTATGCAAGGTTTCACGTACCTAAATTTAGCTGAACTGACTAGCAAATTATAAGACAATTTTATTTTTGTTGTGTCATTATAAGCATCATTATTTATGACGGTATAGAGATTATCCATTAATCTAGCTCTAAGTGGCAGTGGTAGATAGTGAAAATTTATACCTATAAACCCATCATTGTGAATTCCGAATGGCATTACTAGAGGAAATCTATCATAGAAAGGAAGGGTTTCTTTGTACTTTGGATCATACATGAACATAAACATTCTACCTATGCCAAATCTGGTCATAGTAGACATCAATTGGCCTTTTCTTTGTTGAAGCAAGGTCGCTTCATTGACCTTTGATACTTGTCTAGCTTTAGTTCTCAGCCAGTCTCTAGCTTCTGTAGAATTTCTATTGAATTCCATAGAAGATGCTTTAGAGATGATTCTTGTAAATACGTCTGCCATTAGTAAAACTTAATGTCCTTTTCAGTGATGATTGTGAACTCCCACCCGCGATTTTTACAAAAATCTGTAGCAGCTTTCCATTTTGATGTATTTATGGCGTAAGTTTTGACTTCATTTAGATATCTTCTACTTACACGGCCTGTTTTTGTTGCATTTTTCTTTTCTACATTAGGAGCTTTTGTTTGCCCATGTGGCTTGATTTCTATGATAAGAACCTTAACCTTTCCATCAGTTCCTTTCTTTTTTACATAAAAATCTGGAAAATATCGATGAACTTTGTTGTCTAGAGGCGACAGATATGGAATAATGATTTCTTCACTGGCCCATTCTAAAATATCAGGATGCTTATCAAAGTAGAGCATCATTTTCATTTCCCATGATGATCTATATACAATGTTGGTAGGATTTCCAATGTATTTCTTCGGGTTAGATGGTTTAAATTTTCCTTTATAGGCCATATAAATATCTCATACAATTCCACTCAATTAAGGTATTTATCAATGGCTTTTGACCCCAATGCATTCAAGAATGCTATCAATACCACATTAACAAATGTGGGGACTAATTCAGTAGTCTCTAATATAGCAAAATCAGGTGCTTCTATATTAAATGCTTTTAACTTTATAAACGATATATTTTATGGATTGGGTGGAAATTCATCTTTAGCAGAAAATGTTAATAGAGTCACTCGCGAAGCATTGATGCAAAGAAACAAATCTCTTATGGGATTGGGTTTTAGTGCTCCTGCCATAACGACCAATTTATCATATCCTTTGCATGATCCAGGAGTTTATAGAATAGCATTTACATTTTCAAAATATGATAGACCAAACCCAGGTACACCTACAAAGTTTAATTCTATAGGTACAATTTTCTTGCCTATTCCATCAATGTTGATTGATGAGTCTAGAGCAGATTGGTCTGCTGAAAAAACAGGATTGACAGGTTCTATATACAATTCATTAACAAAATCTGGAATGCAGATAATGAATGGCTCAACGGAAGAAGCTCGTAATGGACTGATGCAGAACATACAGCAAGGAGCCATGGATTACGGTTATTATGCTATAGGAGATGTAACTGGACGTTTTGGGGATCTTCTTTATCAAAGCTTAGGAGCAATTCCTAATCCACACGTTCAAGCATTTTTTAATGGTGTCAAGCTTAGAACTCATCGTTTCCGTTACAAGTTTTCCCCACACAATAGAGAAGAATCTGTTAAGCTTAAAGACATTATTAGAGAATTTAAAAAGCACACATTACCAACACTTGTAGGCGGTGATGCAGCAAATCAATTGGGTATTCCTGATATTGTTCAGATGGACTTTATGCCCAAATCTGAATTTTTGTATGATTTTAAAAAATGTGTTTTATTGAGTTGTGATGCTTCATATTCTCCCAACGGGCCTGCATTTTTTGCTAGCCGAGAGGGTGCCCCTGTGTTTGTTGAAATTTCATTAGAATTTCTAGAAATAGAATACTTCACAAGCGAAGATTATGGTGGTTCAACAGAAGATGGTGATGTTGGTCCAAATAAGATTAAAAATATCTTGGGCGAAGCAGCATCATTGATAGGAGATTTATTCTAATGAAGTATTTTAGAGATTTCCCTACAGTTACATACAATAACTATATTGCAAAAAACTTGCTAACTAG